ACAGAGTTTGGTGCTTACAACAACATTAGACGCGAACGCAAATCTGGATCATATATTGGGCTTAGACAATTTGACAAAAGGTCACCACGCGAGGGCAGAGGTAACGCAGGTTACTTTATATTTCCAACACTTAAAGCACTTCAACCTTACATTACACAACAATGGGTTGAGCAAGTTGATAGAATAAGACGCGAGTGGAAAAGTAGGGTTGCATAATGGCTGACATTAGATCACTGAAGTTAGAGTTGCTTGCTGACACAGCGCAATTTTCTACTGGGTTGAATAAAGCAGCAACAGACACACAATCTTTTACAGGTAAAGTTGATAAGATTGTTGCAACAGCAGCCAAAGCATTTTTAGGATTAGCAACAGCAGTAGGAACAGCAGCATTTGCAATTGGTGTAAGTGCCGTCAAAGCAGCCATTGAAGATGAAAAAGCCCAGGTTAGCCTGGCTCAAACTTTACGCAATACAACTAAAGCAACAGATCAACAAATTGCTGCCACTGAAGATTATATTGATGCTACTGCTAGAGCAACCGGAATTGCTGATGATCAACTTAGACCAAGCCTTGACAGATTAGTTAGATCAACACAAGATGTCACTAAAGCACAAAAACTTCAACAACTAGCATTAGATATTGCAGCAGGTACAGGTAAAGACTTAGCAGCAGTAACAGAAGCACTTGGAAAAGCCTATGACGGCAACCTAGGTGCATTAAAGCGTATTGGTGTACCACTTGACGAAAACATTGTCAAAACTAAAGACTTTGATGCAGCAGTCATTGCATTGTCAAATACATTTGCTGGTCAAGCAGCAGCAGCAGCCGAAACATTTGCAGGAAGAATGCAAAGAGTTCAAATTGCAGTTGATGAAGCCAAAGAACAAATTGGATTTGCTTTACTACCATTTATGGAAAAACTTGCAAAGTTCACAACAGATAATTTAGTTCCAGCACTTGAGGGCTTAGTTAATGGATTGACTAGAAGTGGCAAACAAGGATTGACTAAAGCCTTTTATGATGCTGGCACTGGTGCAGTTACATTTGGTTATGACATGCAATCCACTGAGGGTTCAGCATATTTACTTGGAGAGCAATTAAGAGATTTAGGTGATGCAATAGGCAAATTGTTACAAATTGATCCTACAACTGGTGAGAGTTCACTAATTAAGTTAATTGATTCATTTACAACATTGATTGGAAAGATTGAATCAGCAGTTGCAGCATACGAAAGATTCAAAGAATCATTTATCGGTGGTGCAATTTTAGACATTTCAACTGCACCAGTCAGAGCAGCAGGCCAATTAGCACAAGGTGATGTTCGAGGTGCAGTCACTGTTGTGAATAATTTTGGTGCAACTAATTCAAAAGCCCAAGCAAACACAGTAGTCAAGTCAATCAATAACGCTGCAAAGGCTGGCACAGTCAATAAGTTTGTCAAGCCAATGATTCCAGGTAGATAATCGTGCCTTGGTCACCAAACGCCACAGTTAAGATTAACGGCACAGCCGTAACGAATTACACACTTGAGGGTGTGCAAATCAGCATGGGTCGAGACAATGTGCAACAACAGTCATCAGCAGGTTTTGCAACAATTGATTTTTTAGATTTGCCTTACACTGATGTTGAAATCTTTGACACAATCACAGTTACCCTGGACAATTACACAGGTGTTGATACAACAATCTTTACAGGGTTAGTCACAGATGTTTCAGTTTCAGTGCTTGATGCTGGAACAACAAACACATTTATTACACAGATCAGTGCATCTGGTGCGCTTTCAGAACTTGCAGCCAAAGAAGCAAACATTGTTGGCTATGCTGAACAAAAAGATGGTGATCGTATTGTCTCAGTTGTCACTGACACTTTTGGACTTAAATGGAATGAATTACCTGCAACACAAATTTGGACTGATTACACAACTGAGACTTGGAGTTCATTATTAGGTGTTGATGTATCTGCAATTGACACACCTGGAACATATGATCTGTTCAGTTCCGTTGCAGCACCAGAACCCTTAAATGCTTTGAACTATGTTCAAATTGTTGCCGATTCTGGCAGTGGCTTTATTTATGAAACTACTTCCGGTGGTATCGGTTATCAGGATCAAGATGCACGCGCAGACTATGTGTCGGCAAATGGATTTGTGAACATATCTAAAAACTTTATTTTGGCAGATGGTATCAATGTGACTACATCTCGAAATGACATCATCAATGATGTAAGAGTTATTTATGGTGCTGCACAAGATGTAATGCAAGTTGAGGAATTGGATTCTATTAGTCAGTACGGCAGAGTTACACAGTCAATTGAAACATTCTTAAAGAACTCCGGTGATGCTGATACTTTGGCTGATCGTTTAGTACTTTTGAACGCTTATCCGTCACCAGTAATTCAAGGCATTCAAATACAAATTGATGCACCAACAATGACATCATCATTGCTTAATTCTTTGGTCGGTGTATTCTTTGGCATGCCTGTGTCCGTTACAGATTTCCCTGCACTTTTGTACCCTAACCAATTCTTTGGTTATGTTGAAGGATGGCAATGGGACATAGACAGATTTACTGCTAGACTTACATTGAATGTTTCAGACTTCACATTCTCTGCAATACCTGTGGCGTGGCAAGATGTATTTGCCGGTGAAATCTGGAGTACAATAGACCCATCACTACAATGGCAAGATGCCTTATTAGGAGTCAATTAACACATGGCCACAACTACACCAAACTATGGCTGGACAGTTCCAACTTCAACTGATCTTGTCAAAGATGGCGCAACAGCAATCGAGACTTTAGGTGATGCAATTGATGCATCCATGAATACAGCCCTGGGTACTAAAAAGGCTGGAATGGTTTTACTGAATACAACTAGTTTTAGTGGAGTATCTACTCAATCTATAAATGATGTATTTAGTGCAACTTATGATAATTACAGAATTGTTTTAACTTCAACAACAAGTGATGGTGAAGCAAATGTTAGATTGAGAATGAGAGTTAGTGCAACTGACGCTTCTGGTTCAAATTATGTTTGTTCTGTTCAATCTTTAGGTGCAAATGGAACTTCTTACAATATACTTTCAACAAGTGCAACTTTTATGGATATTGGTAGAAGTGGTCAAACAAGTCAAGGCATTATGGTAATTGATATGTCTAGACCTTTTATTGCTGCAAGTACTCAAACTGTTTCTTCTTCTAGTGCAAATGGAACAACAACATTCTTTAAAGAAAATGGGGCAGCATTACACACTTTGGCTACTTCTTATACTGGATTTACAATTTTATTAAATTCTGGAACTATTACAGGAACTGTGAGAGTGTATGGCTACAACAACTAAAGTTGAAAAAATTTACATTGGCATTGACGACCAAGTTATTGAACTTACTGGTGCAGACAAAGAAGCATTCTTAGCACAACGCGAAGCCGATAATGTCCAATCTCACTTATTCGAAGCCGAGTATAAAGCCAAGCAAGATGCACGCGAATCAGCAATTAAAAAGTTAGCAGAGATTGCTGGCTTAACCAAAGAAGAATTGGCAAGTATCTTATGAACAACTTAAAAGCAATATCAGCATCATGGGCAAGATCATTTGTTGCCGGATTGATTGCATGTTATCTTGCAGGAGTAACTGATCCAAAGATGTTAGTGTCAGCAGGAATCGCAGCAGTAGCACCAGTGATTCTTCGCTGGTTGAATCCTAACGATTACGCATTTGGAAAAGTTGATGTCAAAGAAAACCAAGAGCACTAAACCCTGGTCAGGCAAGGATGCTGAGCAGTGGATGGCAGTTGCTCACATGTCTGGCAAGCGTGGTGTGAAAGGCCTTTGCCTTAAGACTTGCCGTCAAGCGTGGCAAATACAAGCCAAGTATCCAAGTGCAATTGTTGCTTGGAATAACACACCTAAGAAGCATAAATTTACTGATCCAATGAAAGCACCAATAGGGGCAACACATTTTTGGAGAGGTGGCAAATTTGGCCATGTGGCTATTCAATCTTCTAAATCTGGCTATGTGTGGAGTACTGATTTACCTATCAAGGACACAGTAGGAAGAATCTATTACACAGAAGTAGAAAAGGCTTGGGGTTCAAAGTATCTTGGATGGACAACGCAATTGAATGGGGTTGATTTATATGTCTGAAGATAACAAAATTGAAATACCAGATGTTTTTGGTGATGCGTTAATTAGTGTTATGAATGCAGCGCATGCAAAAGGTGAATTAGTCACTGGCTTTGTTTGTTTGTTGGAAACTTACAATGGCAAACGCAAAAAGATGATTACAGTTGTATCACCAGAAATGCCCGAATACCAGGCTTACGGAATGATTAACTTTGCATCAATAAACTTTGAGTACGCAGACACACCGGATGATGACGATTTTGAGGAAGACGACTATGACCCGGACTGGTACAAACGCCAATGACAATTAACGAAATTGTTGGTGTTGTGAGTGTATCTGCAACTATACTTGTATTGATGATTCGCCTAATAGCGATCCAAACCAAAATCAAACAAACATTGTTCCCTAATGGTGGATCATCACTTGCCGACAAAATAAATGATATGAAGATTGATTTATCAAAACTACAAACAAAAACTGATATGATATGGAGTGATGTAATAGACCTTAAGAAAAAAAGGT